ATACGAGGGTTGAGTTAGTGGGCTTGGTGGTGAACCGAATCCATCCCTCAAGGGTCATGTTGCCGGTAGGCGAGACGGTGGCGGTGTCAGCCCGGCTGAAATGCTGCGAAGAGGTCGAGACCAAGTTTGCCGAGTGCGTTCCCGCGTAGGCCGCAAAGACGATCTGGGGGACAAGGGCGCAGAGTATGAGGATGGAAGCTATGGGTCTCATGGTGTGCTTGAGGCGACGATAATGGGCTTGAGGGTTTGGGAGGTGCGCTCGCTCGACTGGGGGCCAAAGCCGTAGCTGTAGGTGTACACCGCGTCCTCGTACTGGATTTCAAAGCCAAGCTGACCGTCGATCTCATACACATTCACGAGCATGGTATCGGGGAGGTTTTTTCCCAGCTTCCCGCTCACGGTTCCCGTTTCGTAGTGGGGCAGCACATTACCTTTGAGGACCTGGAGGTAGCGGCCGGTCTGGAGTTTGTAGGTTTCCTGCGCCTGGGCGACTTCAGTGGCGTTTGCAAAGGTCTTGGCGGGTGCGCCGTACATGACGCTCGCTGATGTGATGCCGAGAAGCGTGAGGAGTGTGAGCAAGGGTTTCATATATTAGGGGACGCAACTCGCGGAGCCTGTGGATGTCGCGGCAATTGCGTCGTAGCGCGACGTGCGGGCGTCGTAGATCAAACCAACCATGAGGCCGTTGCTGGCAGTCGTCGGCATGGTGGGGGTTCCCATCGACCAGACAATCCGGGTTGGGTTGTTGGCCCAGGCGAGGGTGCGGCTTCCCGTGGGGTCTTGGCAGATTTTGAGGACGTACCGGGCTCCATCGCGGGGCAGTGATGATGTGGAGTTGAGAACGAGGGTGGTGTTGGTATTGAGGATGTAGCGCTGGTTGTTGCCCTTATCCCAATTCACCACTTCTACGGAAGTCGAGGTGGTCGAAGAGGCGTAGCCAAGGGCGAGCTGGGCTTGCATGAATTGTGTGGTGGTCGCGATGGATACGCCCCACAACGCTGATGGAGTAGTCGAGGCAAAGCCGATACGCCCGATGTTGTCGATGAGGAACCACGGGACGCTTGAGGTCGAGGCGACAATGAGGGTGGGAGTGGTGCCGGTGGCGACGACGGAAAAGGCTGCATGGGGAGTTGTGGTGCCGATGCCCACCTTTTGCGTTCCCAGGACGGTGAGCATGGTCTGGAAGGCGGTGGTTAGTACCGAGCCGCTTCCAAGGCCGGTGACGTTGACCATGAGATCGAAGCGGCCGTAGCTGCTCGATGTGGTGTCGGCTGCGCCAACGGCGAATGCGACGCCCTTGCCTTGTGAGACGCCTGTATGGAAGGGGCGACGAAGGATTTGAACAATGCGGGAGGCGTTTTGGAGGGTGGCCCCATCGCCCGCGACATCAAGAAAGGTGGCCGGGGTTGTGGCGGTTGAAGTAGCAGCGAGGAGGGTGTTGCCTGTGGTGATGAGGGTTCCGGTCGCAGTATTGACGACGCCGACGCCCAAGCCTGCGGTTATGTACGCCGGGCCGTTTACGGAGAGGCGGGTAGAGGGAGATGTAGAGCCAATTCCAACATCACCCACGGCTTTAAGGCGCATAACTTCGGTGGCAGAGCCGTTGTTGAAGCTCGTGTAGAGCCCCAAGTCTGTCGCGCTCGATCCGGCGGCGATGCCCCCCACCTTTGCTGTTCCTGTAAGTGACCCAAGGCGAAATTCGACGGCAGAGAGCGTGGGTGCGTTGAAGTTGTAGTTCCATACCTGAAGGCCGCTGAAGTCAGTGTTGTCACTGCCGACAATCGTGAGCCTGCGCGAGGTCGTCGTGGAAGTCGTGCCGATCATGAATGAGGTCGAGGCGACGCCGGTTTCCATCCAGTGTTTGCCGGTCGTTGTGGCGTTGCCTGAAATGGTGAGCCCGCCCGCTCCCGTGCCGTCGCCTATCGTGCTTGAGGCTTGGGCGATGAGGCCGCTCGTGAAGGTTTGAAGCTGGCTCCAGGTGTTGGCCGTCGTGGTGCCGAAAGCGAGGGAAATGGTGTTGGCGGTGTTCACCAAGGGGTACGTGAAGGCGTAGGTCGTGCCTCCGGTGATACAGGTTCCCCCAACCGCAAAGCAGCCCCCCGTAAGGTTCCAGCCGTTTGTCGCGGTTGAGGTGGCGGTCGTTGAGGCGATGATGTTTCCGACCACGCTGAGGGTCGCGCCAGGGGTGGTGGTGCCGATGCCGACATTGCCGCCGTTATTGAAATACACGTTGCCGCTGGTGGGGAGGTTGATGAGGGTGGTGCCGGTGAACACGCCGCCGGAGGTCGTTTGGATGGCGAGCGCGTTCGAGGTAACGGTGTTGATGCCGTTGCCGCCCAAGCGCAATTTTTCGTTTGCGGATGATCCGAGTCTGCCGCTGAAAAACTGAAGCAAATTGCTGTCGCTGCGGATTTGGAATTTGCCGTCTTGTCCGGTCTGGCCCGTATCGCTCATGAAGAAGACGGGGCTCGCACCGTCGAGGTGAACCTTGGTTTGTGGCGTTGAGGTGCCGATCCCGAGGTTGCCGCTTTTGGTCGTCATTAAGAACGTGCCGGAACCATCGAGCGCGTCGGCATAGCGAGCGTAGTCAACGGTATTGAAGAGCCATTGGTTGTTCTTTGAGCCCGAATCCTCGTGGAAGGCTTGGCCTGCGATAGTGCCACAGGTGTTGCCCATGAAGGTGGAGCTGGCAACGCCCGTCGCCCAGATACAGTCTGAGGTTGAGGTAGGAACGGAATTATTTGATATGTTCGCGCCTTTAATGTTTGCAAGGCGGATGCCCGCTTCATCGCTAGTGGTAGCGGTGCCAGTGGCGTTGATGATGTTTCCTGTCGCGACCAGGCCGTCGAAGATCGGGGAGGTGGGGTTCGAGAAAAAGTCGAGGAAGCCGCCATTTATCGTATTGCTATTGACCGCGAGGGTGCCGCCTGTGGTGGTGGCTCCTGACTCGATAACGAATCCTACAGCCGCCCGTCGTCCTCCGATGGCATGGCTTATAGTATTGCCGATCATTGAGGAGTTGAGGTGGGGCTGCTGCTCCATGCCGAAGAGCACGCCGCCGTAGACGATGTTGTTGTTGAAGTGGATGTTGAATGGCGCGACACAGTTGATGGAGTCCCCGTGATTGTCCCCGACGCTCGAATCTTGGGCAACATAGTTCCGTTCTAAAAAGACATCGCCCACGCGGGAAATATTGTTGGTGTAGGCGGGGCCACAACCAATCACGTCAGAGGTGCCGAGGCCAGTGAAATAGTTATCAGTCACCCACAATTTGCTGGTAGTCCCCGCAGCGGTCGCGGTGAAAAAGAATGCGAAGCCCGGTGCATTGGGAATCTGCACTCTCTCGATCCAGCCGGTCGAAACATCCTCCATGTAAATGCCGTAGGTATTCCCGGCAGCAAGCGCAGAGGGGTCTACTTTAAGGTCTCGAATACCGAACTCAGCGGTGTTGGCAGGGACTTTAAGCGTGGTGCCGGTGTTCAGGACCAGCACAGTTGAGGGGCCTGCGCCCTGGAGAACGCACTTTGATTTAAGGTTGACCGTCGAAGAGATGGTGTAGGAGCCGGGGGCGGCATACACGGTCCCTCCCCCGTTTGAATTACACACGTTGAGAGCCTGTTGAAGGCCCGCGCTCGTTTGGGCGTAGGGCCAGCCGGTGACATGGACGTTGCCGTTGAGTGAGCCGGTCGTGGTCGTCGCAGCGACAAAGGTGCTGTTGACGGTCGAGGAGGCGCTTGAGAGGAAGCCGCTTGAGAAGGTCTGCAAGAGGGTCCACGTATTCGCGGTGTAGGTCTTTGGAATGGTTGTCGAGCTGTGAACAAAGTACTGGGCGCTCGTCGTCGAGAAGAAGTAGCCCTTGTCGAAGGTGCCGAGGTGGTAGGTGGCCGAGGTGGTGGCCCATCTCCACTGCTGGGTTTCCCAATAGTCCGAGCTGGTGGTGCTCCAGCGCCACTTGGTTGTTTCCCAATAGTCAACTGAGGTGGTGCTGTGGAAATTTCGCAAACTCTTCCATGCGTCGGCGCTCGTCGTACTGAAGAAGTAACCTTTGTCATACGTGCTTACCCAGTAATCAGCACTCGTGGTTGAAAAGCTTGCTGCTGCGCCGCCCGGCCAGGCGGTGATGCAGGAATCGCCCGTCAAGCAGTATTCGTCCGAGAACACACGGAGCCATGCTTTTGTTGTGGTGCCGAGCTCCCACTTGCTATCGGTTATGGGGAGGATGGTCTGTTCATAGCGAAAGTACGGGGCGGCTTGTACGAAAACCGGGATGAGCGGGAGGAAGATGAGAAGGAGATACCACTTTTTCATACTATTTTAAGAATTGTATAACGAGGCTTTGGCCCGATTCCGGCGCGGAAACTGCGCTAGTGAGAAGGATGCCCGTACGAGTAATGGTGTAGTCAATGACAGGGCGGTAAATGATCGGGTGTTGGGTGCCGTACACACCAACGATGCCGAAGTGCGTCCCTCCGACCGAGAAGGTTTTATTAGAACCGTCGCACTGTGATGACACGTCCTTGTTGTGAATCATGTACGCCTTGGCGGGGGTTTGCACGCGGGTTGCACGCTGCTTGATGTCGGCAATGGCCTCATCAAGGCCGCTGATCGCGCTCGTCTTGAGCCGGTCGTCCCCTAAAAGGAGCTCAAGGGCGTTGCGTATCTCCTCCGGGGAGAGGTCTTTTATGTCTCCATCCTTTCCAGGGGGGCCTGGTGGACCTTGTTCGCCGTCCCTGCCGTCAAGTCCATCCCTTCCATCGCGGCCGTCCTTCCCGTCCCGCCCGTTCTTGCCGTCCTTACCGTCTTTTCCGGGGGGTCCGTCTTTGAGTTCAGCGAGCCGGGCGTCTACCTTTTCGGTGAGGGTGGCTTCGGTCTTTTTGAACTGGGTGACAATGCCTTCCCACGCTTTTAGAAACTCGTCTTTAGTGACGACGTTCTCTAGTGCTTGCATGAATCCTTGTAAGATTTTGTCCATATGTTAGGGTGTCGGCATGTTTTGGACTGGTGTTGTATCTGGTGCGTTGGGGGCCATAGCGTATTATTTAATCTTTTAGGACCGCGCTCGCTGCGCCGCCTCCTATAAGGGCTCCTAAGCCGTATTTTGCGGCGTCCTTGAGTTTGGGGTGTTTGTTCAGGAAGCGCCCAACTCGCCCGGTGCCGATTTCCTTCTGTGCCCCGCTTGCCGCCTTTTCTGCCATATTTTCGATAGCTTCAAACAACCTGCTTTGCGTGGTGAGGCTGTCATGCATACCGATTTCTTTTGGTAGGTTGTCTTCTATAAATTCGTTCACTGCACGGCGGATGTCTTTAATAGCGACACGCATGGGAGTGAGTTGGTCGCTTGAGTAGAGGTTCGGAAATGACTGATCTACAAACTCGTCAAACTCCTTTCGTGCCTGGAAGAGGTCGGAAAGCTTGCCGCCGTTACTGCGTGCAATCTCCATCATTTTCTGCTGGACGCGCTCATACACCGGCTCAAGGTCGCGGGTGAGGAGCGTCGGTTTCGGTATGGCTTTGAGGTGGCTGGCGAGCTGCTTATGGGGGTAGATGACATCTTTCCCTGTAGCAGCGATAGCTTGCTTGAGTTCATCTGCGAGGCCATATACAACCTCGCGGGTCTTATTGATGTTTTCTACAAGTGGCTTTGCAGGGTCAAAGTCGGGTACGTACTTTGCAACAGTATCAGCCAGACGTTTCACATGGGGGTCTTTTGCAAAATCAACATCCACCTTACCCAGGACTTTAGAGACGGTGCCCTTCCCTCTTGCAAGTGCGCTTTCAGCGGTCTTTTTGGTGAGCTTCGGACTGACAGCGGCGATGAGGTCCGTGCTGTAGGTGAGGGCGTTCTTTGCTGCCTTAGCTGCGCCTGCCCCCGTCAGAAACTCGGCGGCTTTCTCGGTGTACACGCCTGCCTGCTCTGCGGAGTTTGCGGCTTCCATGCCTGGTTTGATGACCGTCTCGACGGTTTCCTTGAGCTCAGGAGCGTTGTCGAGCATGGCCTGTCCTACGGGACCGGCATTGAAGGCGCTGGCGCTGTACAAGGCTTCGGTGGCTCCTTTAGCCAGACCCTTGCCGAAGTCTTTTGCTCCTTGCGGTACAAGGGGTTTAGCTGCTGGCGCTGGTGTGGCCTGCAAAGGCACGCCGCCATAGTCCACCGTATTAACCGAGGCTTCGAGGGTTGAAATGCGCTCAGCGGCCTTCTGCGAGGGGTCGGTAGGAGCGCTAGAAACGCCAGCATCTAAGCCATATTTCTGCCTATACGCCTGTATCTGTTCGGGTGTGAGTGCCATATATTATGCGGTGTAGCCCTCCTGGGCTGCCATTGTTTTGATAAGTTTGTCGAGTTCGGCTGGGGAAAGGCTGTTGATTGTTCGGCCTTTGAGCGACGGGATGATCTCGCCGCCATAGCCTTTATTGCTCCAGCGTTTGAGTGCTGCGTCTACAGTGAGGTTTTTATAGCCGTCCGTTTGTATGAGCCGCTTTGCTGCGTTGAAGCCGTCCTGTGGTGAGTTGAACGTAAGGAAATAACCGCCGTCGGTTGCGGGTTTGGGGTCTTTTCCTTTAACGCCGGGATATTTCATGGTCACTTGGCTCCATTTGATGTTGAGCGGGTTGTTGTTTCTTTGTGGTCTGTTGAGGCTGGTTTTCGTGTCGCCTCCAACGGAGCTAAAATTTAGTATTTCTAAGATATCTTCATCGGATAAGTCGGGGTTCTCCTGTATGAGTTGCTGTACTTTCTGGCGGTTTTCGGGGTATTGCTGGTAGTAGTCTTTGAGGGTTGGTTTGTATGAAAGCTCTGAACCGCCAATGTACTGCTGGAAGGCGTCTCCGATACCTGCTACGCCAGCCTGTGACTTGTATTGTTTTTCGCGACGCTGCGCGGCATCTGCCCATGACTTTGCAAGGAGCTTGGTTTCGTTTGCTAACTCGACGGCGGCGGTGGGGTGGATGATCTGGCCTTCATTGATGCGGGTGAAGGTCTTCTGGAACTTGCCAAGGAAGCTGTTGGTCTGGTCAGCCAGCGCGATTTCACCCTCACGGACGGCGCTTTCCGGGTCGAGGCTCTTCACAAGGGTGTAGAGGATTGAAAGCTGCGCCCCGGCGCTGCTGGGGTTGGCAATCACGCGGTCGGCTATCTGTATGGCGGTGCTGCCCTGCTGCCCTGCCTTGATAACACCATCAGCCTGGAACTTGTCGGTGATGCGCAGGAAGTTCTGGGTCTGCTGCGTGGAAAGGCCGGTAGCACCCGTCGCTATCGCTTTGCGGTTCGCGTCCTCGTTTTGGTAGTCGGTGAAGGAGCCGGTGTAGCCGTTGCGCTGCGCATATTCGTACTCTTGGATCGAGGTGGCAGTCTCCTTCTGGGTGTACCCCCTGCCCACCTTAAGCGCCGAGGTAAGGTCTTTGGCGTTCATCATGGCGTCAATCACGGCGTCGGGTGCGCCGTTCTGTTGCGCTGCAAGGGCAAGCCCTTGGATGGTCTTGTAATTCTCCTCCTCGCGGGCGATGCGGCGCTTTTTCTCGTCCTGTAGCTCAAGCTGGCGCTGGGCGCGGTTCTTGTCGGCCAGGGCGTACGCCGGGGACTTCATGATGAGTTCGAGGTTCTTGGTAGCGGCTTCGAGTCGGGCCTTTTCGGGGCCAAACTTCTGCTTTACGGCCTCGTCGATGAGGGCCATAGCACGGGTGAGCTGGCGCTGCTTCCCGGCGATCTGCGCTCCGACTGCAATTGATTTGATGGCGTTCTCTCGGAGGGCTGCCGTCTGGTGGGGCTGCAAGCCGCCGGTAGTTATCCCTCGTCCCTGTGCCTGCTGCTGCAACTGCAAAGGAATTGCCAGTGATTCGTTCTTGAGGTCGTCCAGGCGGCCGGTGAGGTCTGCGATGTCGTTGTCTAGGCCGGTTACCCCCTGCTTCTGGGCTTGCTCGTTGCGGTAGGTGGCTTCCTCAGAAAGGCGGCTATTGATTGCCAGGATCTGCGAGCTGAAGTCCTGCGCTTGTTTCTCCTGGTCTGTCATTTGGAGTTCGGGCGTGGGCTGGGACGACATAAGCCCGGCAACCGGGAACAGGGGCGGCTCTTTCGGCGTCTCGTACTGAAGGCTCGGGCCGGGATTCAGTGTCGAGGAGGTGATTGCGCCAGTCGGCTCTTCGAGGCCCTGCACTTGGAGTTTGTAGTTGGGGTTCATAATAAGTTCATTTTACGACGCGATTAAGCCCTTGTTTCTAAGTACGGTGAGGATAGAGTTTATAGCGGTGCGGGCTTGGGTATCTTCGGTCGCTCCCCCCGAAGGGTTTGCAATAGCGCCTGCCTGTACCACCGGAGTTGAGCCGTGAAAGGCAATCTTTTGCGTGGTCTCGGTGCCGATTTTCGTACCCGTCGTTTTCCCGACTTGGACATTCCGTCCATCGAGAAACTGCACCAGGCGGCTGAATATGTAGCGGTCGGAAGCGATAAACTCCTCAAGCTCCTGTCGCACGATTTGCCTGATTTTGTCGTCATCCATATTAGTACGGTCGCTTATCGACAATCTCGCCCTTGTAATGCAGTCCCGTGACGACGGCTCCGCCCGTCGATTCAATGCGGAAGGTGATCTCTTTGTAGCCTTTGGGTAACGCTGCGCCGGAGCTTTCAATGTTCACGGCGGAGTAGGAGATGGAGCTATCGGTCGTGTTCGTAAAAATGGTGGTAAAGGACGTTTCCTCGTCCTTTTTGTATTTCAGTACGATTTGTCCGTTTGCAGGCATGTACTCGGTCATCACGGACGCACCCATGAGGTCTTTTTTAAGCGAGCTGTCCCCTTCATTGAGAATTTTTGTCTCATAGATCGAGGTGGCGTAGGAGGCGGAATCGTTCGTCTTTGAGAGGGCGTAGGTTCCATTGTCTATATACGACTGAAAGAGGTAGTCAGCGACGATATAAAAGCCTTTCAGGACACCGCTCGTGAGTGCCGTGTCGTTGTTCGGGGTGCGCTCATGAAACAAGGTAAACGGGCCACCGGGGGTTCTTCCAACGCTCCACACGCCCTCGCGGGTCGCGCCATAGAGCGAGGTGGACATCATGAAATAGAGGCGGTTGTCGATCTTCTGTTTGAAAATGGGAAGCTGGGTGGTGGTAGCGGTAGTAAGGAGCTCCTTGAACTTGAGGGCTTTGGTGAGTTGCAAGACGCGGAATATCACGCGGTCGTTAAAGCGGTTACCGCTGCTGCACAAAGAAATGCCAATGAGCTCGCCATCCACCTCTTCGAGCACCTTCAAAACGCCTTCCCCCCAGTCAATGCTTTCGGAGATAGTGGCAGAAGAAGAGTCACGATCCCACAGGTACACAATCGAGTTGCCATACCCCGAGAGCGGGGCACAGCCGATAGCCAAATAGTTTCCATACTCGCAAATGGAGGTGATGTAGAGGTGTTCGGGGAGGGTGAGGGCTGCGGTCGTCCAGCTTCCGTTGTCATTCTTGGCAAGCTTGTTGTCGTAGGGGATGTAGAGCACGTCATCCTTTGAGTGAACAATCCCCTGAGCGAGGTTCGCATACGTCAAGGCTTGGTGGGAATCTGCCCACGCATCCCCGCCATCGGGGTCATAGCGCCATATGTGCGTTCCGGCTCGTGCGCCGTATATGTACCCCGTTCTCTGGTAGTACACAAAGAGGTTGAATGAGGTCGTTCCCGCTGCGGAAAAATAGTTGCTCGTATTATTCCAGCTATCGTCGTCCAAGTCGTTTGCCGCTCCCGTCGTGAGGGCTTTGTACGAAACTTCGGCCTTTCCGGTTCCTGACGAAACACCTAACCCATAGAGGGCGTACGTCGTTGAATTGAGTTTTGCGATGCAGAAGGCTTGGTTTTGTCGGGTACTCGCAGAACTATCGCCACTTTCGCTGTTGCGGTAGGGAATCAAACGGTGTTTGTTGGTAAGGGCATTGAAGTTGGTCACCATCTGCGCGACGTTCTTGCGGTCGTCGCGGGGGTCGTCGGTGATGCCTCCCGAGAAGTCTGTGATGAGATTTTCAAATGGTTTTCCCATATTAGTAGCCGTACACCCGCATTTGGGTGCCAGCGCCGAACGAACAGCCGCCCGCGCAGTTGAAATTCACGGTCGTGATTTGCGCAGCGGTGTTGTTCCAGACTGCCGCTCCATTCACCAGAATTGGGGCATTGGTTCCCGAGTTCGAGCCATAGGAACCATTGAATGTCATGTTTTTTCGTGCTGAAGCGGGATTGGAAATATCAAAGGTCATGCGGCCTGGGGAGGTGGTGCTGTTCTGGGTCACATAGATAAAAGCGGAAGCGTGCGACTGCACGGGGCCAGCGGTTTCGGTCTGGTAGTAGCCGTAGTTTGAACCATAATCGCCATTGAAGGTGACACGGATATCTGAAGCGGGGCTGATGCTCGTAAAGTAGAACGTGACGCGTAGGTTCTGGAGGCCGAGGGTTGAGAAGGTCGTCGTTGCGCCTGCGGTCGAGCCGGAGGCGTCGAAGGAGCCCAGGAGGGTATAGCCGGGCGGATTCCACGTGAGGTTCCCTGAGCCGTCCTCCATGAGGACGGTCGAGCTTGCGCCGCGAACCGAAGGCCACTTGTAGGCCAGGCTGTTGATGACAAAAGGGTTGGTGGTGAGGCTGGAGGCTGAGATGGTCGTCGTGCCGGTCGAGCTAGCTCCGCCTGAAAAGAGGTGCGGGCCGGTCCACGAGTAGGCAAGGGTTTGGTTGACGGAGGCCGAGGACCAACTAGGGGCTGAGCCTGCGCCGTTCGAGGTCAGAAACTCGCCGGAGTTTCCCAGCCCGTTCACGGTCTTAAACCCGCTCGCGCCGTTGCCGAGCATGATGTGATTCGTAGAGGGCGACGTGGTGCCGGTGCCGTTGTAGGCGACGCCAATAGCCGTCCCGTTCCACACGCCCGTGCTGATCGTCCCTATCGTGGTGAGTCCCGCCAGTGAGGTGATGAGGGGGAGGCTTGTGGTGGAGTTTTCAATCTTTCCCGCGTTTAAGGCAGAGAAGTTGTTGTTGATCGTGGTGCGTGAGCTCGAAAGCGTGTCAGAGCCGTTGATGGTCGTTATCGTTGCCCCGTACGAAACATCCTCACTCAAAAGCGGAAGGCCGTAGTAAAAACCATATGAGACAGCGAAGGAAACGAGGGCCGCTATGACGATGTTAGTTTTTAGTTTCATTGGTCAAAGAAAGTGAGTTTTTAGATTCATTCGTGGTTATGACGCCGGGTACATCCCAGGTGCCATCGGCATCGTCCCATGCGTACGTTGCGCCATCCCAAGTGGTCGGCGGGCCTTTCGCCTCGTTCGTAAGCGAGAGGGAGTTTTTAGATTCGCTGGTGAGTGAGAGTGACATACTATCGGAAGCTTATATATTTCGTTGTCATGACTTTTCGCTTGTCCTTTTCACGGCGGGAGTAAAACTTAATCATGTCGGCCTTCATTTCGACGATCTTTTTTTCATAGAGGGGCACGCGGTCTTTTTTGTAGGCCATGACGTAGGGAAGCGCGGCCATGTAGCACAAAAGGATGTGGTAGGGAGAGGCAATGCCGGGCTCTTTCGTCGTGTCGGCGGCGGTAAACAATGAGGCGGTGCGCTTAAAGTGCACCTTAATGCCAGCGGTGAGGGTGACGTTTGCCGCAGCGGGGGCGGGATAGAGTTTGATCGTATCTCCCTGTTTGTCGTAGTAGATCGGGAAGCCCGTGTCGGTGCCGTACACCTGTTCAAGCGAGACGTTCCCAAGCTCCTTGGGATCGAGGGGCTTAATGAGCTGGTAGGTGCCGTCCGAGTCCATAATCTTCACCATCTCGATATCGAGAAATTCATCCGCGAATGAATAGCTCGATTGTCCGGCGGTAAGGTTCCCCGTTCCAATCGGAAGGGTGGTGTGATTGGTGTCATCCCACTGCCACGTGCCGTCCGCGTTGATGATTTCAGCGATGAGGGTTTCAAGCGCGGTATTTACACGGCGGGTCTTCGCGGCGACGGGGTAATTGTTCGTATCGCTATCGCACAGGTCGTCAATCTCCTGACAGATACCGAGTTTGTTTGTGGTGTCGTTGAATTGCATAGCTAGAAAAGTTGTTCGCCAATATGTTTCACGTGTAAGGTCGGGTCAGCCCACACGTCGAATCCTGCTTCTTTAATCGCACGCTGGCAGAAATAGGTGTCTTCACCGTAGCTCAGGGTGCCGTCAGACTGGTAGCCGAACATAAACCAAGGGCCGGGGAATTTGTCGAAGACCGAGGTTTTGATAAGCAAGAGGCCAGCCCCCAAACACTCGCATTTGAAGGGTTCGGTAGGTAATTCGCGCGGGTGTGGTGCGGCGGTCATGCCCACCGGGACAGCGGTAGACTTGAGGTCTTCGTCACGGCGGTTGTAGGCAGCGCCGATGATGTCTTTATCTTCAGCTAAGAGTTTTGAGATAGCAGACGGTGGGAAGTACATATCGTAGTCAACAAAGAGCACGTGGGTGCAATTGCGCTCGCGTGCGGTGTGTACCGTGCGATTGCGGGCGCTCGCTATCTCACACCCCAGTTCCATGTAGAAGTCGAACTCGTAGTCAGCGTGATCGAGGGCGGCTTTGATAAGCGAGAACGCGGTACGCGAAAAGATGTACCGCTGTGAGGTCAGGGCTACTAAGACTTTCGGTTTATTCTGTTTTGGCTTTTTAGTTGCCATATCCTGCGCCCGTAAAGGCGCAAGGATGGAAACTAAGCTACGTTCACGTCGAACAGAGTCGGCTTGAGGTTCGTGCGAACCTTGAGGCCGTAGTCCAAGCGTGTGTAGAGCTGAGTGCCCGAGAGGGAGCCAGCCGTCGAAGATGCCGGGTGCTCGTTCACGTAGGTCTTGCCAAACGTGGTGCCGAGGATACCGAGGATCTGAACGTCGCGTACGCCTGCCATGAGGTGGCCGGTTGCGTGCGAGGTCGAGACGTAGTGGTACAAGCCCATCGTCTCCTTACCCAAGCGTCCCTTACCACCGTCGCGGAGTGACTCGTCAGCGAACTGGTAGCCGTTGGCCTGCATGAATGCGACCAATTTCTCCCAGTCAGCCGGTCGCCAGGTGACGAAGCCGCCGCGCTCCAAATAGAGCTGGTAGCCGTTCGCCGTCTGGATTTCACGGATGATGCCACGGATCATGTCGTCGATGTTCGTATTCGAGACCGTGAGGGGTGTCGCAGAGAGGCCCGTACCGCCTGAACCGTCATCGCCGAAGTCTGTCCACGCCGCGTGGTTGGCGAGGATGATGGTTTCAACGCGCTCGTTGGTCTTCTTGCCCAGGAGGTCCGCCATTTCCATTTGGCTGACGTATCGAGACTGAGCTTCATCGGCAAAGTCGATGTAGACGCTGCCAGCGAAGTCCGTGGAGACGATTTGTAATGTTTCTGAGGTCTGCGTAACAGTCACGAGCGGGATAACCTTGGTCACGTCCGAGCGATCTGCTGCCGCTGCGAAGTGACTGGTTGATACAGCCGGTTCGCCTGCCGTCGAGATGTACGGAAGGACAATGGTCTGCGTGTTGGTGTATTTCACCTCGCATACCTCCTTCCAGTTCTGCGGCTTGTCGAGACGACGCGCGAGCTGTGTATCCCACTCCTGCTGGTACTGCGCCTGAAGATTTGATGCCATACCTGATTTTCAGAGTGTGTCTGTTAATCAGGCGAATTTGCTTACTTACGCCACGGCGGAGTGTTGTCACTCTGCTTGCTCATCTTGGCGTCGATAACCTTTGCTCGAAGCTCAAAGTCGGTCGGAAGTTCTCCCGTTGCCGCGTTCTTGTTCAGCCAGTAGTCAACATCGTTGGTCTCTGTCTGGCCGGAACGTCGAGTCGAGCTCGGCATGGCGTTCTGGACTTCCCGTGCCTGCTTCGCTTTCTCAAGCTTGGCCTGCACGTAGTCATCTGCGAGGGCCTGGCGGACGGTTTGACCCGTGCGCTTCATGACCTTCTGAATGATCTCTATGTCTTCCTCATGGGTAATTCCCTTAAGGTCGAGGTAGTCCAGTTGCGTTTCGCTTAATTCGCCTGTGGTGGCGTCGAGCTTGTTTTTGGTTTCGATAGCCTCTTCAGGCTTGGGGGCTTTCACCCACTTACCGTCAACCTTCACAAAGCCTTCTGCCTTCTTTGCACGTTCAAAGAGTTGGCGGTTGGTATTTTCATACTCCTCAACCTTCTTTTGCAAAGCCGCTACATCAACGGTTGTTTCAGTAGCTCCCGAGTCAGTTTCGGTGGTCTCGTTATTTAAAGAGTTGTCGTTCTCAATGATTTCTTCCATATTTGAGTGATTGGAAACACTAGGCCCGTTTAAGAGTTGGGCGTCTCTGTATAAAAGTTAGTTCTTCTTGAACTGGAGCTCGTACGTTCCCGAGAGCGTATTGACCACGTTCGTAATGGCGTTGTTGTCCGCGCCGATGGAAGCATAGGTCGAAGACGCCTGAATGATGACGTACTCGCTCGGACCAACAAGGAAGCCGTTCGCTGCAACAGTGGTGCAGGAAACGAGCCTTGCGAGGGTCGAACCATCCGTAGTCGCTCCCGCTACCGCCGTGAATGAGGTCGAGGTGGCGATTTGGCACGAGAAGTTCCCTGCCATCGTCGCGCCTGCGGTTGCTCCGGCTGCGGTTGAGGTCGCAACGACAAACGTGTTGGTAGTGGTGCCGTTGATACCGGCGAGCTGGGTGAACGTAACGGTCGAGGTTGCGTTCCACGGATTCCTGACAGCGGCGAGGGTTGTCGTCGCGTCGCGGAACGATCCGCGAAGGTACTTGGTGCACGAATTGTTCACGCAGAGATAGTCAGTGTAAATCTCTGATGAAGACACTGCGCCATAGGTAACGGCGCGGCCGTCCTTGCCTGCGGGACCTTGCGGGCCTGCAATGCTTTCACCGGCGGGACCTTGCGGGCCTTGCGGACCGATAGGACCAATGCCTGTATCACGGGTGAGCGTGTAGCCTCCTAAGAGGAGTACAACGGCTGTGAGTCCTGCGGTTAATGCTTTGTGCATATTTACTTCTTTTTCTTAGGCTTATAACTTTTTTTCTCCTTAGATTCGACCGGCTCTAATTCGGTTGATTTTTCTGCCAGCGCGAGATGTTTGTCTCTCAATCGCGGCATACGCGCATCTTCGAGCGTTGCCATATTATTTGTTTTCACTAATGGTAATGGACTGGCTGCCAAAGCTGTATGCACGCACGCGGCCGCAGCCATAAAGCTCCGCGTCGTAGGTTACGGTGGTGCTTGCTCCTTGTACGAATCCAAGGGAAGCGGTCGGGGTCTGGCCGGTGATGTCACTGAAGGTCAGCATGATAGGAGCCCCGAGGGTTGAGATCGTGCGGGAGGTGCATGTGCTGGTGGCAAACAGGGTGATTGCGGTTGCGCTCACGGCTGATTGCGACGTAGAGGCAACGGTGGCAATCAAGCCGCTGGGGGCTGCGCCATACGCTGTCCGTGTCGATTTGACAATGCTCGCTACCAAGCCGCATACCAGCACTACCGCTAGTATGAAGGCAATTGTTTGTGTTTTGGTGAGTTCCATATGTTGATAATTAGCTATTAACGGGCTGGGTTAATGTTGTTTTGTACTCTCTCGATTGTCTTGTGCTTGTCTATTTCTCTGAAGGCTAGATCGACCTTATACAGCCCCGTCAGGCTCGCTCTGACAACCTCGCCGATTTGCTCATTGTTGAGGCCAATAACCTCTTCACGGTCAACCTGAAACAGGTCATCCAAGAGCTCCTTAAGGGCCTCGTAGGTTGCGGGACTATCGGCGATGAGTTTGAGGGGGTTCATACCATTGCGGGTTGAGCTGGTACGGGTTGCGCTTGCATTTGCGCTTGTTGCTGTTGGAGTTTCTTGAAGGCTTCTGCCAAGCCGCTGAAGTCCACGGGGTCTAAGCCGCTCTTTTCAATCATCTGGTTTATCACATCCCAGGTAGCCGGGAATGAGAGGGCGGTCGGGCCACCGGCTTGCAATACGGTGCGTATAACATTGCCGATCTTATCCACGGTCGCGGCGAGGTTCTTTTGTTTTCCGACTATGTTGGTTTTGACGCTCATAGGGGCGTCTTTCATTTCGCCCTTGAGGAGTTTGAGGAAGTGTTTGTTGCCTTTGCGCTTGAACTCGTCTTTGACAATCTCCTTGTAGCCCTCCACCTCCTCGGGGTCGATCAATTCGCCGTTGAGTATCTTCTCTTTAATCATGTCGTTCTCGGCGGTTCGGACGACGCAATCTCCGACGTACTGCAACTCCTCCAGGTCGAGCTCTGAAAGGAACTCCGCGCCCTTCACCACGTCGCGGGAGATACGGGGAATGATCCAGTCGCGGTATATCTCATCAAGGAAGGTGGCGAGCTGGCCCTTGCGGTACTCATGGAGTGAGTGGGATTCCTGCGTGACGAGCTCTTGGAGCTTGAAGGGGGTGCCTGCGGTCGGGCTCTCGCCCATGATGGAGTCGTTGGCCGAGCCCATTTTCTGCGCCTGGCCCTCCCACTGCATGTTGGATTCTTCGAAGAGCTTGATATTGCGGGGGAAGGTGTCGAGCTGGCGGGTATTTGACTGGGGTGCTTCCTCGATGATCTCCATGTTGTCCACGTCCTTGAGCCCTGAAGGGTGACGCGAGGCCAAGGCGCTGTCTGAGGTGACGATGACCGTCTTGGAAGAGGCGTCGAGCATCTGCTGCTTGCGTATCTCGTTGTAGTTTGTCCACACCTGGGGGTCTTCGAGCTCTTCCACGCCTCCGAATCCAAGGGCGCGGCCATAGATCGGGTCGCGCTTCTTGAACTTGAACGGGCTCTTGGATTCTTCGGCTTTGTAGAGGACGATCTTGCCCTTTTCGCTGCCGTTCTTTTCGTAGAAGCACACAATCTGCATTTGGTTCACGTACTTGAGGGAGTTCTGATCCCCCTTGAGGAACTTCAGAGGGAGGTTGCCGTGTACTTCGTAGACCTCAATGTACTTGCCGGGTGTCTGGGTCAGGACGCCGTTCGGGTCTTGCTTCTTTTCTTTGCGGGAGAGGATGATCGTTTCCTCAAGCGAGGCGGTTGCGCCGTTCTTCTTGTCTCCCCAGCCCTTTGAGGCCATTTCTAAGAGCTGGTCGGGGCTGAAGTAGTGCTTGATGCCGATAGGGCCGCTCAGCACGTCGGTTTGGTCGCAGAAGGCAATGCTCTGAAGGGGAACAACCTCGGGCCGCACGTCGTTCACGTTCTTCACGAGGACGCCGCCGAAGTCGATGTAGCTCTCTACCATCTCATCAATGAAGGTGTCCAAGCCGTTATCACGGGCATATTTCTCATGGTACTTCTTTGCGAGGAATGAGAGGTGATATTTCCCGGCATTGTCTACATACAAAACGATATCTTTTACATCAAAGCCCTCGGCGCGGTATTGCAGGTTCAAGATAGGTCGGATGATGTTTTTAAACGGCTTGAACTGGCGCTCGGTGTCTGAGTTCCCCTCGATGAACTGGCTGTTTTTGTACAAAATGGCTTTCTGGATGTGCGAGTGCATATTCCACTCCCACCCCTCGGCAACGCGAATACGCCGCTTATAGGCGGCTTCTTGCGTTTGGATGTATGCAAAAATATCTGCGTCGTTGTCCATGTTAGCGGTCAAAGGCTACGCGCACCCGCTCTTTGGGGTAGGCGAGGATAAAAAGGTTCTCAATCTTCCGAAGGTGCTTGGTGTCAAGGTTGCGCAGGCGCTCGCCTTTGTAGTGCGAGGTTGCCAGGTGTATGTGGAAAACCATTTCGTCGTTGTCTCCTTTGTTACAGGTATAGCGTACATGGTCGAGGATTTTAGGCAGATGGAGCATGGTCGAGGACACATTTGGTTCCTAAGATGTCGTCGTTGTGGTTGGGGTCTACATATCCATTGGCGCGGCAAAAATCGCGCAACTCCTCCCATTCTGGCTTAGGAAAATGTATCTCAAAGATTCCATTACGCCTCTGGTGTCGTATAAACTCGTCAACATTAGAATATGTTACCCCCTGCACCTCCTTCGGGCAGTCGCATGTGTTGTTTTTGCACTCGTTCATATTATTTCATCCCCGCTTCTAAAAGCTTGGCTTGTATCTGCTGCATGTTGGGAGAGGTGAAAAAGAGGCGCTTGGCTTGGACGGGATAGTACAACCGCTCTTTCTTGAGTTTGCCGCTGGTGATGGTTACAAGGACCTTAGACATGATTTTAGGGGGCCTGGGGAGTCCCTTGAGTGCTTCAAAGGCGCTTTCTCCAGTTGAGGTGTATGTCTTATCACCTATCTGTACTTTAAGGGAGAATTTAGCTTTTTTAGCCATACGCATATCGTATCATGAATTGCAAGTGAAGAGCCTGTGTATAAGTTACCGTGCGGGGTTCTTACGTTCTCTCACTGCTAATCGGGGTATCATATCTAATATCTCTTTACGCTTGAGCATCGGCGCAACTGAACCAAGTGCATACATGAAGGCATCCATCGAATGTGACCACAGGTGGTCGGGCTCGTTGATAATGCGCCCGTCCTTATCCGTAAGCCAGAGGTAGTTCCGATACTCCTTGATGACGTTGGTTGAGCGCTTGGTGACGCTGATTTGCTGATCCTGGGCCATTTGGATTCGCTGCAAGACGCTTCCGGGGCCTTTGGTGGTGGGCATGATATTGACGCCGTACAAGCGTATCTCGTCGATGCTCTTAGGCTCGGCGCTGTCGGCTATCGTGAGCGCCTTTTTGGGCTGGTTGAGGATGATGTCGGCAATCTGTTTGTTCGAGAGGCCCTTTTGGTAGGCGATTTCGTCGAGAATGTAGCCGCCATTGTAATAGTAGACTCCAACGATTGCAGATGGATCATTAGTGTATCCAAAGTCGAGCCCGTAACGCTCAAGCCGTGCCTCGTGGGGGATTTCCTCAAGTGCTGTATTCCAGCCAGTAAAGATGCGTCCCTCAGCTTCTCCAAGTTGGCCTTCTCCGTAGACTTGCCAAAACGCTTTGTTGCCTCTGCGGCTTTCGATTTCATCGACGATAACTTGCGGGAGTCCTTCATTGTCTCTGTATGTTACCACGAGAAAGTCATGCTCAACCCCCTTATTCACAATCTCATCATGTACCCAAAACTCCGCCACAGGGTTGTAGTCCAGATAGATCGAGCCGAGGGTACGGATTGCTAATTGCGTATAGGTCTCAAACGATACGTTGTTGCACTCATTGATGAAGAGGTCGCCGTTACGTCGGGGGCCGCGCACTTTATCCGGTGAGTCAGCACTGAAAAACTCAAGCTTAGAGCCGGTCTCAAATGTGTACGTAAAGTCTGAACGGTTCCAGCGGTTGTCGTCGTAGTAGTTATGCGCTTCCATGATGTTGAGGAAGTCTCTAATTGCTCCGCGTTTGAGGTGTGGCATCGTCTCTGAAACAACAGAGCTCACCAGTCCCTTTTCACTTTGAAGGCGGTGAATGAGAATAAGCAGGATGGCGATGGTCTTTCCTGCTGATGAGCCTCCTTGGATAACCCGGAGGCGCTTCTTCATTGCCTTAATCTTTTTGAGGGCTGTTGTCGCTTGGTACATATAGGCACGAGATACAAGAGAGCCTGTCGTGCTCATCGAGAGCTACGCTAGGCGCACCACAACCATCACACGGCTCCTTACTCGTTCTCGTTGTCATTGTAGAGCTGTCGTCGCTTGGTACATCTTTAGAAAGTAGCCACAGCAGCCTCATCGCACGTTGCTGGTTCGCATATAAATTCGCGTAATCCGCAGCGAATTGCTTGATAGGGTCAAAGTGTGCCATCTTTATTTACAATAGGGGCTAATATCGGCTGCGGCAACTCCTTTCCGTTTGTCGTTACGTCAACTGCCTGTGGTGCCTTATGGAATATCTGGTCTGCAATCCACGCATGGATGCGGCTGTCAGTCTTCGCCTTCTCTTTTGTTTCAGCGACAAACTGCTCCAACTCCTTTTCTGTATAAAAATCGAGGAACCGGGGCTTGTTGAGCGTGCCCTTTGGTCTGCCTCCTTTCTTTCCATTCTCTCGTGATGCGTCACCTGCCATAGGTTTTTTAGGTTCCTATCCTGCTATTGTTCACAATTGATGCCAGCGCCCTTTCATCAAAGTCGGCCGAGTCAAGATACCATGTCTTCGCATCTATAAGCTGCTCTGTGGTTAATGAGACGGCTCCGTCATGCTGTATAGGAACTACCTTTATTACGTATCCTTTCATAGTTTCAAAAGTGCTCCTGGGCGGTTGTGGCTTCTACGAAGGTGGGGACCTTCAGGGGGGCGTGCTCTCTAGGGGTCGAGTGATATTCAAATTGTGCGACAGCCACACGGGAGAGGCCGGAGCCAGGAGCTTACTCAAGTGTATCACCACCTCGTAGAAACTCACGCAAGGCGGGTGTTGATATTTCCCCTTCGAGAAGAAACATCTTGATGTCTTTGTCTTGGCTCCATTTTTCCGCCAACTGATCGGCTAATTGAGTGTGCTTACCGTACTCGCTGCCCCATATCTCTTCTTGGTACTCTTTGTAGGCTTCGGGGGTGATGGTCATGGTGCTAGTGCGAGTGCTTTGTAGAAGGCGATTTTTTCTTGCCACTCTTCGGGCGTCCAGAACGCTGGCTTGTGATAGTTTGTTTCCAAATCTTTAAGGATTCCCTCTCCATAAACTGTAAGAATGAAATTACGGTATACAGGTCGGTTTCCCTCCAGTCGGAGATTACAATTTCCACACTGGCAATGGACATTGAATGGTGAGAAGTAGTAGTCCAGTCCACACGCGGCCTTGGCAATGTAGTGTCCCCCTTGCGCGTTTCTCCCTTCTGTCTGAGCACCGCACGTAACACATTTATAGGAATCGCGCCTTTTGACCCAGAGTGTGAACCATGTCCAGAGCTCTTTTTTGAGTTTAGCGACGCTTTTTTGCTTTTTCTTTTTTGGGCGTGACGAGCCATACGTTGTTGTAGCGAATGTAGCCTTGCGCGATAAGCCTTTTTTTCTCTGAAGGGGTGAGCGGCGCATTGGTCATTTGTGATAGACAACCTCTCCGTCAATGATGTGTACGTGTGAGGGACAGAGCCACACCGCCTGCTCTTTGCCTTGAATCATTCCTCTCTTGAAATGGGTTCCGACGTTCTGGCAGTTGCGGGGCCACAGAATGCAATGCGGCTGGGAAGGAGCGTGAGGCCGGGGTTTGAACTTTGTCTGTACCAGCTTGCCGTCTTTAGCAATCCAGGTCATATGCATGATTTTAACATGAAAAAGCCCGCGCAATGCGGGCTATGTGGGTAAACCATCTCGCTTCAAGAGCTCGCGCTTGAGGGCACGGGCCACCATGAGGCAGACGCTTATCTCAGAGCTATAGGGGCCGCGCCAGTCGTCCTCCTGGTAGGTCTTGCGGTAGTACCAGCCCTTCTTTTTGCGCTCCACGGTGTAGCCGTTGAGGGCATAGACGCGCTTACGATTCACAAGCATCGGTGGTCTCCTCGCTAAAGGCTCTCAAAAAGTCTGCCGCCTGTTGTGCCTTTGACGCCGCCCGAAACAGGGCGCGGTCGTCGCTCTTTAGGAGCTGAAGCCAATTGGCGATGTAGTCGGCGTGTCGGAGGTGCCCTTCGATCCCCAGATGGGCGCACAAAAAACTCGACCCCCATTCAGCAACCAATTCTTCAAACGCATAGGCTTGGCTGCCATACCGTCCCTTGAGGTCACGGTTGAGTCGGTTTTCGGCTCCCGCCCAATGTACACATTCATGCAAGGTCACAGCGTGGTAGTGCGCCTCGCTGATAAAGGCGTTCTTGGGTGGCATGGCGATGAAGTCCTTTGAGGGAACGTACATCGCTTGCGGGCCGATTTCGATATTCGCTCCCGTCGCTTTCACAAACGCATGGGGTTCATGGGGTTTGTGGGTGATTGCGGGGAGCTCAATGCCGTCCACCTGATCGAGATTGAAGACGTAATAGCATTTGAGCATCTGTATCTGCTTGTCTTCGTCCTCTTCTTTGATCGTCAGCTTTTTGGTGAATACGATGGCAGTTCCTTTCTCCCCCTTTCGTACATTCCCCCCGCGTTCTCTCGCCTGCTGGAAGGTGAGCCAAAAAGGGGTTCTGTATTGTTTCTCATGTCGCTCTGCCCACAGAATGACAATGTTTGCACCCCGGTACGCGTGAGCGGTGATAGCGTTCTGGGGGAGGATGCCGCCGACGCGTACGTTTTTCCATGGCTTTGTCCATGGAATTGTCCCGGCTTCGAGCTCGTTGATGATGCGCTGGGTTACGGTTTCATAGAGCGCTTGTATCTTCACTGCGGTAACTCCCTATATACTGGGAGTATTCTACCGCGTTACTTATAAGAGCCTATATTAAGAGCGCTTCTGTATCCTTTTCGATAATCCCGAATCATGAAGGTCACGAATCTAAGGTATGCGAACGGAAATCGTGAAGTGTAACGCCGAAACTTTGTCCGTGTCATAGGTTCGTGATTTGACCAATTTCCAAGAACGTAGTGCTGAGAAGCGCGCATAAAAAAGTTATGTGCTTTTACGACCTCCCTTACAAAAGCCCTGAACCCATAATTATATGGAACACAGTTACTGCAAGCTGCGTCAGGTTTATTAAAGCAATCGGGACATTTCATGCGTCTACTATACCAAATAACAATGCATGGTTATAGATGTGCTGAGTGAGGAAGGCGAGGATTTGCCGAGTTCTCCTTTGCATGCGGACTGTCACCGCCATTGGTCACCTCGGAGTTGTCACCTCGCATGGATTGACTGGGCGGTACCCCCAAGCATCCACCATAGTCGCTTTGTCGTTGCGTCTACCTATTCCGCCACTCCCTCACTCAACACATGAAGACTGGCTTGTGGGGAAGGTGCGATTTCTCGCGGTAGGTGGTGAGAAAGCTATTGTCTCGAATGAGCAGCCTTCAACCCATTTCTCCTACTATTCGCACGCACCCCTGACCTAAGTTTCCCCCACCAGCCAACCTTCATATTCATTATACCAAAAAGAAAGCCCCGCATGTGCGAGGCAAGGTAGCTAGCGCCGTTTCTTGTTGGCCCTCGTGTTACAGAGCTGGCTCCAACCAGATGCTTCCACGCTAGGCAAACTCAATTATAGCAGCCCAATGGTGAGGATAGGGTGTCTCCCATTTTCTGTGATAGTCCACTCCACCACGTATCCATCCACCTCAAAGGTGCCGTAAGCATGATGCTCGGTGTCACCCCGTGCCCAATCATTAAACTCCCGAACGCCACGTAACGCTTTTAGCAACGTGTCGGTTGGCAGGGCCACAAACTCCGGTGTCAACACAAGGTGACAGTAGGTGAAGGTGCTGCGGCACTCGTCATTGCGCTCGCGCTGGGTCATATGAGCCCCGCCAGAATGAGTGCGGACTGCATGGAGTTGGTCGAACAATGCTCGCACCATCCCCGGTCTTGGTCGGGCTCCATTTCGCATGTGTATGCGCATGAGGGGTTGCAGCAAATGGCCGGTGAGCACGTATCGACGGCGGCCGCCGCTAACATCTCGTCAACGCGGCGATACCCTTCAGCATTCGCGAGAAGTCGAAGTTTCTGCTTTTTCTCTGAAGTGAGTAGATGCACGGTAGTTCCTCCTGCTCTACCGTGCATTGTACTACGTCTCGTTCAACCACCTCCACAGACTGAAGGGCTTTTTGAGCGTAAAGCTCTTTTGCTCGCCATGGGGAGCGTTGAAGTCGAACATATAGGCGGGGTACACCTCCTTGGTACACTTCGGGCATCGGTCATAGAAAGGTGAGCCGTCACTTACACGGTCCCATTGTTTACAGCATCGGTAGGTGTAGACGTAGCGGTATACGTGGGTCATCGTTTCTCCTATAAAAAAGCCCGCAGGACGCGGGCTAGAACACAAGGGTGCATTTACGTTCATCAAGGAGGGAGACGAGCATTTCCAACTGCTCAGAGGTTACATCTTCCGTGAGGAAGGCTACATGCTGGTCGTCGGTGAACTCGCTCGCTCGAATCACGTCTAAGGGAGACTGAAGGACTTTAACCTCGCCCTCTTTCACGCGGTGGGCGTTGAAGAGGACTCGTCGGGCGTCCATCCCATCGGGGAGCTTGATACGCGGGGTATCCTCCTCGGACAGCGCAATCCCCATAAAGCCCGTCACGTCGCCTTTCGGGTCGTGCATGGCTATCGCCAGACGCTTCGCATTCCGGCCGCCTGAGACGTAGCCAGCGATGAAGAGCTGCAGCGTCTCGGGGGCTATCCCCAAGGGCTCCAATGCTTCGTGGTTGGGATCGAGCCCTTTGATGTAGCGGTCTACGTCGAAGGTGCCTTTGGGGGGCTTCTCCTGCACGGGGCCGCCAAACTGCTCCTGAACCCACTTGGCCGCGTCCTGCTGGCCGATCTCCAAGCAGTGAGCCACCAGGCCGATGCGATCTCCCCCGCCTTTCGGGGGGACATTGCAGAAGAATACCCCCTTGCTCCGGTTCCGGGCCGAGAGCTTGTCCAGCGTGATCGTGAGTGAGCGCTTCCCTCCACCGTGCCTAGGACATTCACAGCGAAGGCTCCCTGGCTCTTGCTTGACAGGCAAGCCTAGCCGGGCAGCTATCTGTTCGATAGTGGCAAGCTCACGAACCTCGTCAAAATTCAGGAACTGCGTAGCCAAGTCAACCTCCACTACTCAAGGTCTCTGGGAGAACAGTACCATAGTAGTACTTCTGTTCGGCAGCTTTCCTCGCATCGACGGCCTCCACAAATGTCTTGAATCTCCCAAGATAGATGAGACGGCCGTTGATTCCGATTTGCGCATTCCACCTACGTTCGGGCGAATACCAGGACACTCCCACAACTCCTGTCTTGTTCGCACGATAAGTTCGGTTTTGTGAGTTTTGAGAAGGCGTCACCAAACGCAGGTTCTCAATGCGGTTATTGAGCCGGTTCCTGTCGATGTGGTCGATTTGCTTTCCTTTTGGGATGTCTCCAAAGTGCATCATCCATATAAGGCGAGAGACACGATATTGCTTGCGGCGTATGGCGCAGACGAGATAACCGGCACGGTTTAGCGTTCCCACTTTTTGGCCCTTAACGGCGGGCGGGCACGAGATCCTCCTAATCAGTTCGCCTGTCGCGGGGTCGTAAGCAAAAAGCGTCCTTAACTCGCTTTGTTTGATCTCCATAGTGCAAACAATTATAGCACGCAATAGTAACAAGTAAGCACTTGTGCGAACTTCCCGCACGTTTACTCGGATTTTGCTTGTGCTATTGTGGGCCAGGACTAGCAAAGGAGTTACGACGTGGTGAATCCTCAACGACGGTTCCAACCCAAGCCGAAGCGCCAGCCGGTGTTCCTGGCGAAGTCGAAAGACGAGAACGGCTACTGGAGAACGATAGGGGCCGCCTGGGGCTTCCGCGACGGGAGCGAGGGCTACTCCATCCGCCTGGTGGCTATCCCGGTTCAATGGGACGGCCGCTTCACGCTCTTCCCTCCGAATCCTGAAGAAGAAATCCCCGACCATGATCCTGAGACGGGTGAACTTCGCTAGAGCCCCCAGCCCGACCAACAGGGTGCCTACCAAACTCAGCCGCCTCTTATTGGCGGCTCTTTTTTTACCAAAAAACCTCCCAGTCCGTCGCCAGGTTGAAGTCCGGCATACCCGCACGTTTCCATGGCGTTGTGTATATATGTCCCGTCGCAGGACAGGCTTTCTCATAGCCCGTGCTTTTCACAGGGATGAATTTGAACAGGACGCGACTCAGCACCTCGCGATTGTTCGTCATGTCAGCAAGCAGCTCCATCATGGAAAACATACGTGCCTCTGTCGTGGTGACGAAGGGAACGACAAACGAAGTCGGTGTGCTGAAGTGATCGCTAAAAAGGTCCTCTTTGATGATGGTTATATAATCCGCAAACTTTTCCTCGATGGTGGCTCTGTGTTTATTGCTTGATTTGATCGGTTCGCTGCCCGTGTCTATCTCAATGCCATTGGAGAACACATATTGCATCGGGTGATTGATGCGGCTGAGCACAAACGGCACTCCATCTGAGCGGCGGGTGCGGTCGTTGACGGGGACGGCGGCGGAAAAATCCGACTTAAACCCTTTGTTCGTCTTAATCTCTTCCCACCAGATGATGTCCAGTGAAGGGTTTTGCACGGTTGCAATGTCGAGCGAGTTGGCGCACATACACCACATCACCGCGTGGGTGAATTGATCGGTGCGAAAGTCGGTTGCCTCAATGCCTTCTTCGGCACACCGCTCGCGTCCCTTTTTGTCGAGCTGGTAGAACAGGCTCGAAGAGAGATGCGCCTGTTTGTTCTCGGTCTGGTGGTAGCACACCCGGACGAAATTGTTGGGGGCGGCTTTGAGGTTCCTCAGCCGTTCGTCCATGCTGCTCTTGTCACGGCCTAAGAGGGCGGCAAGTTCCGAAGAGCGGGAGAGGGGGCAGTAGGGGCGGGCGAGCGCCTTGTAAATATCAAGGTCGCCGTTAACCGGCATGACGTGCTTGAGCCTGCCGTTCTTGTCCTTGACGGGTTCGTTTCCAAATTTAGATCGTCGCATACCTCCGCGTTAGCAAAGCAGGACGGAATCTCAACGTGCGGGAAGTGCGCTCTCGTTCCCGTATGTTCGTAGAGGTTCCGTCGCGTGCCTCTTATTTTTACCACGAAGTCCCGGCTTTGGGGCGCTTCCGCTGTGGGGAAGGCTCGGAAGGCGCAGGCGTGACTGTGCTCTTAGGGGGCGGGGGCTGGGGTACTGTTTCTTGGACTGTCTTTGCAGCGGCAACGTACGCGGTGGCTAGTTCTTTGCCAGTCGGGGGAGCTGGCTCGGGCTTCACACCGAACCGTTCGCGGTTGCGCTGCATGAGGAGCGCATAGGCGGCGTCGTCCATCGGGGGTTGGTTTTGGAGAACGCCTCGGGGGAGTTGCATGGTTGCCCCGTGGCTCATGTGGCCCTCGTAGTAGACGACGTACTGGAAGGGCTGGGTTTCGAGGATTTGGTTCGGGTCCGTTTTTCCCATCCGGGCGGCAAGGCGGCGGGCCTCGGTTGGGTCGAGGCCGCCCATGTACTTGATGCTGGTCTGGCTCCCCATCATGTCTTGGAGCTTTTGGGGTTCGAGCTGGCCGAAACTCTGAAAGCAGGCACAGGTGCCGCACTTGAGCTGTCTCGCTCGAATGAGCAAGCGTTCATAGGTCGAATCGACAATCCCCGCTGCTTCGTCAACCCACAGGAAGGTGGGGACGCGGTATTGGGGGTTGTCCTTCTGGCGTTTGAAAACGGCTAACATAACCTGAGCGATAAGGTAGCGTGAGAAGTCGATATGCTTTTCGTCCAGTTCCCCCTCAGCGGTGTTGCACAAAATGATAGCTCGCTTGTTTAGAGCTTCATACCAGTCGATTTTGTTCACCCGTGCGCCGTACACGTTAAGCAGGGTTGGGTTGGTGAGGATGCCGTACAACTTTGTGGCAATCTGCCGCTTGGTGGCCGCCGTGTGCTTGCCGAAAAATTCGTTTCTAAAGTAGCCCTGTGCGGTTTCGTCGAGTGTTTCGATTTGTGCTTTATACCGGCTGTTCGCATATTCGCCTTTTGAGGGATTTTCGTTGAGAACGTCGTGCATAGTCTGAAGGTTGCCGTTCATGCTCATAACGAGACGAATGACAAAGCTCATCATCGTCTCTTGCAAACCTGTTAAGGGAATTGAGGCGTCGGAAAGCGCATAGGCGATAAGGGCGTTGACTTGGGTTTCGGCCTGGGCTCCTTGTTGGGCCATTGAAAGCAACGACATGGCAGGGGGGAATGTGTCGGTTGGGTCTATGTAAATGAGCCGGTCGGCGAGGGAGCCGTCCACGGTGGGGTCAAAGAGCTTGAGCTTTGAAATGGTCTGCACAAAGCTCCCGGTCGAATCGAGTACGACGGTGGCCGGTGGGTTGTCCTGCTGCAAATCCCACAGAATGAGGTTGCCCAAGAGTTGGGTCTTGCCGTGCCCGGTACGGGCGCACACGAGGGAGTGTTTGTATCGGGTGTCGTAATCGGCGGGTGCGAGGGGTACGGGATATTCAAGAAACCATCCCACTGGCCCGTCAGCCAAAAGCTCCAGTCCTTGTTTGCCCTCCATCTTTTTCTCAAAGATTTTCCCCCGCGTGAGGTGCAGGAGGTTGTGTTTCATAAGCTGCTCGGCGTTTATGTAGGCGCATATTTGTTTTGTAAATTCGTTCGGGGCAAGGAGGCGATCTCCGAGCGGCGTCGTGCCGGGAAACTCGCGCTCGTTCCAGTCGTCAAAAAACAGGTCATTAGGGAGGGCGCTTTGTATCACATTCAAAAGCAACAGCACGGCCTCTTTGAGCAGGGGGAGGGTGACGTGTATGTTTGCCCGCTTGCGGTTCCATGCTTCGAGTTGGTCTAAATAGCGTCCTTGCACAATCGGGTTATTACTCTCGGGTTTTTCGGGTGGGTCGGCGTACCCTTCGGCTAAAAACATGACGCCACAAAACTTGAACATGGCGTCCAGAAGCGAATCGGTTGGGTATTTTCCATGCGTTGCCACATGGGTTTGTATCACGTCGGTGGCAAATTCGTCGTCGGTCATGTTTCCTCCTCCACCTCTTCCATGTGTATCGCAAGCTGGCGCTTAAACTCCTGAAGCCCGAGGATGCATTGTTGTTGGGTGTGGCGGATGTGAGCGCCGGTATGGGCGGCGAAGGTGATCGTTTGCCCGTTGATATAGTCGGTAGCCGTATACTCTTTTGGCTTGGTTAATGTCTGAATTTTTCGGGCGTTGCGTATGTCGTAAATAATGAGGGTTGCCATCGCGACGAAAACGATAAACCCGAGAGAAAACTGTACGAAGGTTCCTAAAATAAAGGAGACGGGAAGAATGGCAAAGCGGCACACCACGATAAAGGCGTCAAAAAGGCGGCCGCGCACACCGCCATAGAGATTGTCCCAAGTCTCGACCGTCTCAGGAACGACCGAGAATATCCTGTCGCGCTCAAGGCGCATTGTTTTGATAATGGCTTTTTCTTCGTTGGTGAATATGACTTGGGTGTCGAGGTAGTGAATGGGCTTGCTGCCCCCACTTACCCGTCGCTGGTAGCGGAACTTCATCACCGCCTCCAAAAAGCAAGGGGCCGGATTGGACTCCGACCCCTTGGCCCTACAGAGCAGCGTCAATGACTACTCTGCGACCCTGCGCTCAAAAAAGGGCCTGACTTCGCTCCAATACCACAGGTTCTTGGCGTTTGGGCGCTTCCCCACCTTGAAGGGTTTTGGGAAGTGTCCCGCAGGCACGAGCCTATGGATGACGTGGTAGCGCGAGTACGTGAGCCCCATGCGTTTGAGCATGGCAAAGTCAACTATGAGACGATCCTCTGTCATCACGAGTGCTCCTTCGGGGCACCCGGATGACCCTTGGTTGAGGTTCATCCCGCTAGCGGGCGTGACGAGGCTACGCTTGTGCCAAAAGACCGTCAAGCCAACGCTCATGCAAGAGCATCGCGTCGCGGGTTTCGTCGAGGTAGGCGTAGCGATTGTAGGTTGCAGCGACGCCGCTGATCTCCCCCGTGACGTGGTTCAAGATGCGCTCGATGATGTGCGGCTTCACGCCTAAGCGGGCAAGGTTCGTGCTGAACGTTCTGCGAAGGTCGTGGAGTGTCCAAGGGGCAATCGGGCAGCGCTTATCAAGAGCTGCTTTGCTCTTCGACCAGCCGTTGAAGGGCGTTTCGGGCTTTCCGCGTGCAGGGAATAACAAAGTGTTCTTCTCGGCACACGCCATACTCAGGGCAAGTTGTAACGTAGATATGGCAGTCGGTCCAAGAACGAAGCTGTGCTCTCTGCCGTTTTTGCATAGAAAACTGGGTAAGGTAACTATATCACCGTTCAAATAGCCTTTTCTCAAGGCGGCAACCTCAGAACGTCTCTGTCCGGTTCTCGCCAAAATTTGCACGATGATCCCGAAGGGATAGCCGTACTCTTCCGCTGCGCGGTACACCGCGACAAGCTCTTGGTCGGTCAGCACGCGGTCTTTCTGGCGCGTCTTGCTGGGGAGCTCCAAGTCCTCACAAGGGTTCGAGGGGATGAGCTTTCGGCGCGTGAGGAAGCGAAACATCGTCTTCGCTGCGACGGTGAGATGCAGCGCGGCTGAAGGGGTGTCCCGCAGGGCGTCGGTGACGCGGGTGATATCGTGCGCCGTCACGTCGGCTACAGGCTTGCCGCGAAGCTTTGGCAAGAGGTGCTTGTGAAGGAGCCAGCGCGTCTCTTGGACGGTGCGGGGTTTGTTCTTCTGCTCGCGTGAGGCGAGAAAGAGGGCTAGTGCCTCCTCAAACATGAGGCTGGCGGGCTTCGGCGCAATGCCAAGGGTCTTCTCGGCTAAAATCTCGCGGGCCTTCTGCCGCGCCTGGCTCAAGCTGATGACGGGGTAGCGGCCGAGTGTGATCCGCTCCCTCCCCTCGCCGTGTACGAGTGTGAAGGTTTTAGACCCGCCCTGTGAGATGCGGAGATTGAACCCGGCAAGGTTTGTATCCCAGTAGGTGACTTGGCCTTGGGTGGGGGGTTTGAGCGCCTTCACGCTCATGTCGGTGAGCGCCACCTTGGGCATCTTAGGCTCTCCATAGTCTCCGAAACACCGAGATTGCAGGCGTTTCGATATGTGCTAACAGGATGAGCCTAAAACGGAGAAAGTCTAGAGAGGGCAGTAACTTAGGTGCCGTGATGTTCTCACAGGTGTGGTCTTGGCACCCTATCCACAATCTGGTGCTCTAACCAACTGAGCTACGGCGGCACAAGGAGTTAGCGACCCCTCCCCGTCCCTTAGTCTCCGGTTAGGCTCTTAGGTTCGGGGCAGTCTCCGGCTATTTGGCATGTCGCGGACGGCTTTTCAAGGAAAACAGCCGTGGTCAACGGCTGCGAAGGGAGAGGAAAAACAGCACGAGCGCGAACTTGGCTATCACGTCTCGAAAGCGAATCCGCCTCCGGGGAGCACGACGTAGCGCGGGAAGCCGAAAGCGTCCCACCAGAACCAGTACAGGTCGAAAGGGCGCATGGGGGCCTCCTAGCATACGAGTCTCGCGGCATCCTCGCGGGTTTTAGGGGGAATGATGACCGGGCGTCGGATGAACAAGCGAAAGAGACGACGGAGCATGGTAGCCTCCTGTATATATGCCATTGCTATTTTAGCACTATTTCTTTGACCTCTGGTTCGACAACCAAGCCGCACAACTTACAGCCGCCCGTACATACAAAGGTGCAGATATTGCCATTCTGTTTGTATAAGCCGCAGTCAAATGTTATGTGGTGGAACTTCAGCAGGCAACGAATGTTCATAGCCTCTAATGATTATTGGTGTTATCCCTTTTAGCGCGTTCGGCCATCATTCTGTCTGCAAAAAGGTAGGCAATACCGGCGTGTTGCGAGTATTCGGTAATGTCAAAAGCTCCCTTGCTAATTAACCCTTGCAACGCTGCGGCGGCGAACATGTCTCTCATTTCTTTGTCGGTCATGGTGTGTGGTTGTTAGTGGTGGTTATGGTGCACCTTGCTCGCCTTTCTGCTAATTCTGCCCTGTACTTCCGCATATAGGCGGCGTGTTTCGTTCGGCGTTCGGGTCTGCACCACGGCCTCTTTTTTCTGTTAAATTCCATATTTCGAGCTACCTTCATCTTATAAGCGCAGCCCACTTTAAACGTGATGCTTCCGCAGAATCGTTGTTTGCTGTGCGGGTGAAAAGGCTCGCGACACAGCTCACATACCCTTACATTGCGAGGCTTTACTGGCTTCTTCACTCGCTCGCTCCATGTGGCTCTCATAAGCCGTGTTTTCCAAATTGGTATACCTTGCGGGGCATATGCCAGATGCGCGCATACGCAATCTGGTGCTTTCCACACGCACAGTAACGATGCACTGCGACTTCGTTCTTCGTTCTCCCCTCCCATATGGTATGGTCAAACGACCAGTAATGTTCGTGTTTCTTCATATTTTTGATAGCCGGACAATATTACAATTTGCGAAGCTACCAATTCATTTTGTCGTAGGGGAATTTCCAGTTTTCGCCCCAAAGGTAAGCTACCTCGCTTTCGGGCAAATATTTGGTCTTTTGAACGCTTTCTAGCGCTTGCTCGCTTACACCATCGGAACGTAAGCGCTTCATGCCCATTTCGTACAAATGCTCGGGCAGAACGAGCACTTTCCCTTCCAATAGTTTGGCTTCAATGTATGCTGAGTCCCATTTTTTGGTGGCTGTCATAAAACATGTCGCCGTCCATTGGCGTCTTTAGGGCTGATAACACCGGCTGCTTCGAGCTGGTCGATAAGGGCTGAGGCGCGGCCGTAGGAGATGCTCATCAGATAAGCGAGCTTTTT